GGTTGACACAGCCTGGTTTACCAGCGCCTTAACACCTGGGTTAGTGTTTTGGAGCTGTAGCATTCACAGTGTCACATCAAAACCGGTGGCGTATGTAACCGGATTTTGGTGTAGTGAGGGCTAGAATCTGCCGACCTGCTGAAAATTCACACATAATGACCGAGTTTGGACTGGAATTATTGTACGGAAATGAACATGGAGAACAGGGGGGTGTTAACTCAAGGGAGTCACTCGTCTGCCACGAATCTCAATTGGTGAGTGTTGATCACCTAACGTGGGACCAATCAGTCACACGTATTGAATCTCAAGTACAGATACCACGCTATCTGCGCTATCTTCGTCGTGAGCATCTCACAGGTGGTTGTACTGGTGACGACAGTGCAGGTGACCACCTTGCATGTACAAATTGTCTTCGAATCTCATTGTATAGGAATCTCATTTTCGAGCGCAAAATTCGCATTGATTCATGTTTCATGGGTCAACTGAGTAGCGACTTTGTGCGACTCGAAAGGGTGATCGTTGACGAATCGATGTGTTTCACATTGGCTTCGCTCGGTTGCCCGGTCTATCTCGCACACACCATTGGAGTTATGCCTTGTCGTTGGCATCTCAATTATAGTGGTCACCAATATCGCGGCAATTGCTGGGATCGTGAACGTGGCTATTATGAACTTGAGAGTGGCCAAGAGTACTTCATCGAGCTTCTTGTTCGATTGTGGGACTTGTCTGGCAATGCACAATACCTGGAGGCCTATGCGCGTCGACACAACCGCAGCATGCACGCTAGTAACGGCAACATAGATGCCGCACCTTTGCGAGCACGTGGCGGTGCAAATCCACCCCAACCCCCGGCAAGGCGCGGCTACGCAGATGTGGCCGCCAATGGCCGTCGTGGTGAGGATGGTGAGCAAGGTCGCCAAGGCAATGCGCTGCGTCAGCATCAGCGCAATGTGCGTCATGGACGTCAACAGCAGCACCAAAATCAGCGCAATGGTGCTGCTATTGAACGCGGTGTTAATGAACACCGGTTGGATCGGGCTTATCAAACAGCTGTTGCCACTGGCTTTCGCACTGCCGGGGCATTGGCGCGATTCAACGAGTGGGCGGCTGCCAACGCCGCACAAATCAACCCGGCGAGCATACCCATTTGTGTTGAGTGTGGTAATGCTGCGATCGAGTTGTGCCAACACTTCGTGCATGAAGCTGCACCGGTTGTGGAAGCCGATGTACCTGTGCTCGGAGTCGTGGGGCGTGCTGAGTTTGCCAACCGGTGGTTATGGCAGACGTGGGTAGATGGCGTTCGGCGCGCTTTCTACGCACCGAGGTTCAACTTGAACGTCGTCAACAATCATCAGATCCGTGGTGTTTTACGAGATTTTGACACCAGTGAACTTACAGATGATCTGATTTGTGAGGAGCTCTACTCACATATTCGCACCGAAATGCATGTTCATTACCGAGTGAACGGCAGGGAGGATCGCGATTTGCGTCTTGAGCATTGCCGCAAGTTGGCGCGGCGATGGTGCGAGAAAAAGAAGATTGCAGTCGAAACTGCGTTTTCTGCGAACATTTTCGTGCTAACTGTACAACGGGCTTGTGATCAGTATGAGAACACAGCGCTCTATGCTCCCCAGAATCCAAACTGGGCTAGTTTGAGCCTGTCTTTTCCAAGGGCCTGGGTTTGTATAGTTATTTGCGCGGTTATCATCTTCATGTTCCGCGGAGTATTGTTCGACACTGCTGCAAGTCTGATGAGGCCTATTTTGAAGGCCGCGCTCCAGGTGATGGCACACCTAATGGTCTGCCTCATCCGGCTGACTGGAGATGTCCTCGGATATCTTACCAGTCTGCAAGAACTGCAGAGATGAACTGCAAACCTCAACATTATGTACGTGCATTACATTTCACTCCTGATCGCGATTTCCAAGAGATTGCGATGAGTAGTTGTATACATAATGAAACTGTTGGCCTGTATTATAGGTGGATGCGGGAAACACCAACACCTCAACCTCGAAAGATAGATCAGTTGCGTTTGGCTAGGATAGTAGATAAAACCGCAAACGAGATTGCTCGACATTTCGATGCCACACCTTTTGATCTGAAGAATTTCCTCAAGAAGAAGAGAGGTAAGCTCGGGGTTCGCTACTCACGAGCGGTGAAGGATCTGATTAAAAATGGGTTCGATTTTGAAAAGGACTCAAAAATCTCAAGTTTCACCAAAAATGAGCTCTACTTGCTCAACGCTACGGAGGACGTGAAGAAACCACGTATCATCATGGGGCGTGATCCAAAATTTAACTTGTTTTACTCGGCTTTTGTCGAGAAATATGAGGAAGCTCTGGGTTGCATCAAGGGTGTTACGTGTTGCATGGACTTTAAAGACGTTGGCGAGGCATTTCGAGACCTAGAGCGTGGTGAATGCCTTGTAAAAGGCGACGACAATGTCATCAACATGGGGGATGTTTATGTTGAAGGCGATGCTACATCTTACGAATCTAGCCAGCGGGCTATTGCTTTAGAAATAGAGTATAAGCTTATGCGTTCTGTTTTCGAGAAGTTTTTCCCTGAACTGATCGAGCAGTTTGATGACCTGTTTGCGTGCAAGACCCACAAAACAGGCAAAACGCTTAATGGTTTAAAGTTCGATTTCCGCTATTGTCGAGGATCTGGCGATACTGATACCACCAGTGGTAACACTGGAATCAATAAAGTCACCACCGAATATTTTATCGAGG